CCAGGGTCTCGTAGGGAATCCACTTGAAGGACATCCACTTGCCGGCCACGTCGCCTTCCTGCAGCATCTTGACGGCCATGAAGTCGGCGCTGGTCAGCGTGGTATCCGACAGCAGGTCTTCGAGCATTGCCGAGTTGTAGGCAATGAACAGTTCCTCGCCGTTGTGCTGGTCGCACTCGTTGGCACGGAACATCTTGCGGCACTGGATCAGCTTGGCCTTGGTGAAGCCGGTGGAGCCGTGGGCGATCTTCTGGCCGGCCGGGATGGTGTAGCTGGTCGCGCCGTCCTTGCTGGTGATCGTGCCGCGCAGGGCGTCGTAGATCACATCATCGATCTTGCGATTCTTGGCGGCCATCAGCAGTTGCATGTAGTCGCCACCGGTTACCGGATTGACCAGCATCTTCGGGATGTCGTTGCGGTCGAGCGGCAGGGCCTTGTAAAAGTCCTTCATGGTGGCCAGGCGGTTGGTGTGATTCGCATCGCCCCACTCGGTATCGCCATGGCGGACGGTGTTTTCGTCCATGTCGACCTTGTCGAGGTTATTGACGGTGAAGCCGTCGCCGGAAATCTGGCCGCGGTCAGTGACGGCGACCAGCAGGCGGGATTCTTTTTGCTGCGCTTGCAGGCGGATCGAGGTATCCCACTGCTGCACGAATGCTGCGGTGATGCTGTTGGACATGATTCGTTCTCCAAAAGGTTGAATTCAGTAATCAGCCTTCAGGGTGTCCGGTCATCCGGGCCTGCTACGGTGTCGGAATCGGCTTGCATTCAGACCTGCGGGCATTCAGGGTGTCCGGCTGCCACGCCGGGCCTGTGATGGCGCAGATTGTCGAACTGGGGTGCGGACGGTTTCCCGACCAAAGAAAAAGCCCGCACTCGGCGGGCTTGGAACCATATCGAGGGAATGCTCTAGATGGTCAGAGAATCGGCACGTTCCCGGCCTTGGCCTGCGCCTCGGCTTGCTTGGTGAAGTAGTCCCGCACCTGGGCGCTGACGCGGGCATGATCCGGATGCTTCGCGTTGTTGAAAGCCTCCGACTGCATCAGGCTTTCAACGCTCTGGCCGCTCGGCAGCGTGCCACCCGGGTTGATCGATCTATCTTCGCCAAGCTCGGCACCGACGCGGGCCATTAGGCGGATAACGCGCGGATCGTTGCCGTACTCGGCGAGGATGGCTTGTGCGTCCTTGTCGCCGTAGGCCTGCACTGCCTTGTAGGCCTTGCCGACCTCGGCCTTGAACGTCGCGTCGTCCTTCCATTCGTTCTTCAGGTCGGCGATACATTCTTGCTCAGACAACTGCCGCGAGCCTTCGATCAGTTTCGGCGCCAGATCGAAATACTTGCCCATGACCAAATCAATCTGCTTCTGAGACAGGCCAGCGGCGTGGGCATCCTTGAGGAAGGCACCGAGCAGCGGGTCGGTCTTTGGATCGAGCGCATCCTTCAGCGCGTCCGGCACGGTAATTTGGTATTCCTCCGGGGTCTTCGGCGGCGCATCGCCGGAACCAAGCCGCTTTTCCAGATGGCCATAGGCCTCGGCCAGCTTCAGGCTGCTTGCTTCGATGTCGACCGTGCCGTCTTCTTTCTTGACTTGGTATTTCTCCGGGATCGATACGGCTTGGGATTGTCCTTCGCCGCCTGCGTTGGCGAGGACGGAACCGGCTGCGGCCGCGCCCCCGTTATCAGCTGCGCCAGCCCCAGCAGCGGCACCTTGTCCTGCGTCGGCCGCGGCGCCCCCGGCATCGCCGCCCCCCGCCCCGCCACCTTCGCCAGCATCCGCTTCAGCCATCCGAACATAGAAAATCCTCCAGAATTGGTTCATGGGTCAATCTCCTTCTTGGTTGTCATCGGGCGCACCGTTGGCCCGGTTGATCTGCTGCATGATGAAATCCAGCGGCTTGCGCTGGCCTGCGCGGCCGTATGTCTGCAGTACTGCATCGATGCCGCCGACGCTGACCGGCGGCCGAACGAAGCGGCGGATCAGGTCTTCGAGAATGCGCTGCCCGCGCTTGTCGACTTCGAACAGGTCGGCGTAGTCCTGGGCGGTCGGTCGTTGGTCTTGGTTCATGCGGCCTTCTTGATCAGCGGGTCACGGACGGCCCAGTATTCGATGCCGCCCTTCTTGCCCTTGCGTTCGCGGAATTGCAGGCTGCCGATCTGCATTGCGGCAACCATGCGCTTGAAGCGGCGGAACTCGGCGGCATTGGCCTGACGCTGGCCGCCCCCGAAATCCACCACAAAGAGGTTTTCGATACCGGTCGAGGCAACGGCCTGCTCGACGGTCTCGCCATCGTCCAGATCCCTGGCCAATCCGAAGGCGACAATCGACGAACCGCTGTCAATCTCGCCAACGCCAAGGCCGTGCAGAACGATGCTCATGCAAGGCGCTCCCGGCGCTCGGCGCCCGTGCCGTTGTATGGCGTAGCGCCGGCCGCATCCTTGAAGAGGTCGGCAGTCAGCAGCGGGGTAACGCTGTCATCGTCGAACAGCGTCAGCGTTCCGGTGGCTGGGTCGGTGATCATCTTGTTCCTGACGACCTTCTCGATTATCTGAACGCTTCCGGGCATTGAAAGCAGCGCATTGCTTTCCGTGCTGGTCAATCCTGACACGCCGGTTTCGACCACATCCGGAACGCCGGAATAGTCGTTGTGGATGCTGTAAGAGGTCGGCGCGATGATGCTGGAACCATCCGAGCGGTACAGGCGAACACTCAGATCGGTGAAGCGCAACGCCGTCGAGGCATTCACGTTTTCAATCAGAATGTCGGCAACGTCGACATTGACCCGGATCGCCGCCGATGAAACGTAGGTGACTGCGCCGAAGAAGTGACGGATGCCAATCTCAGTCGTCAGCACCCACGAATACCACGCACCGAGCCGTGTCTTGGTCGATACGCCGTCCAGGTCGTTGGCGTCGATGTAGATATGCCCGGTGACATCGCCAGTGAATTCCGTAACCGTCGAACCGTCAATGCCCCATGTCGTATAGATTTCGTCCTCTGGCTGAGAAATGAGAAATGTCGCACCGGAGGCGCCCCACACCGCAAAAGCCTCGCCGGACACTCTGCCAAGCTTGCAAGCCCGCAAGCGAAGAACATCGCCGTCGCTGGCCTCAGTCGTGATCACGTAGCTGTAGCTTGTGCCGGTGACAAACACGTTGTCTATCTCGGTGTCGGTCGTCACGTTGTAAAGCTGCACGCGAGAATCGGCCAGCACCGTGGCTTCGGCAGCAGCCGGTGGAAGCGGAGGGACGTAGGTCGTTCCATCGTCGGCGGTGTGCAGGTTGAAGTCGGCATGCGACGTCGTTCCATCCGACTGCACCACGCGAACCCCCTTCAGCGTTGCGCCGGTATCGCCATAGACCACGCCGCGCACCGTCTTGAACTCGGTGCCGTTGGTCTGAACCATGTCGTGATAGTTGAAGCTGTTCAGGCCGCGCACGTACTGCACAATCTCTTCGCCGGAATGACTGGCAGTGTCGGTGATGGTGATCGAGAAAACCTTGCTGTTCCACGTGACCGGCGACGCGCCGTGATCGGTGATCGTGATTCCAGTAACCGTTCCTGCCGCGATGCCGTTGGCAGTCGGTGTCAGGCCAACTACGTACAGTTGATCTTCAAGCGTGCCGTAGGTAGCGACAGCATCGGCCTCGGCTTGGTCGTAACCATCGCCCTGCAGCTTCAGTACCAGCCAGCCGGTGCGGTCGAAGTTGCCGTGCGTGGCATCGCCATAAATCTGAATCAACTGGTCAATGTTTCCGGTGTTCTCGGCGTTCGACTGCGTACCGCCATCGGTTTGCTGGTAGCGCACCGTTTTGCCATCCGGAACACCTCCGGACAACAGCGCAGCCCATGAGGCAGTGACCGCGCCAGCAGACGACAGGTAGCGCATGCCATCGCGGGATAGGTTGGTGATCGAATCTGCGTAGGTCGTCAGATCGGCTTCCCAGCCATCGAGCCATGTGAAGCTGTTCGGGCCGTTAGCCTCAAGCGGGAAAGCCTTGTTAGCGTAGGCCTCGCCGGTATCGCCGAGCGCAATCCACTGCTCAAGCAGATATGAGGCGAGGTTCTGAAGCGTCGAGGTTGTGGTTAAGCCCCATTTCTTCGTCGATGCATTGGCGTAGCAGTTAGTGTTGATCGTCAGGCCTGAAGAAGCCTGATACCAACGGGCGACAACCTGCGACACGGGGATTGACTGCACGCCGGAGGGCCCGGCTGTGACCGTGATCCCCGTCACGCGGATCGGCAGGTATCCAGCTTTCTGGATCGTGTAATCAACCGTGATCGAACCTGATACTGACTCGCTCCAAGTCTCCGATGTACCTGAGCTTGCGGTGCTGAATTTCTCGGTGTCGGTGCCAGTCTCGAAAACCTTTACCTTTGACCCTGATAGCAGGCCAGTGAAAGCGATTCCGCGCTCGTCAGTGGAAGGCCAGGGGCCATATCCGTGGTCGAACTCGAACGGACCGACATCAACTACAGCCGCGCCGCCGTTCATGTAATCAGGGCGGAAGCGGTCTGCAACGTCATCGGTGACATAGCCATACGGGGTTACACCCGCTTCAACCTGCGGCGAAGAAGAACTGGCCGGGTAAAAATCGTTGTTCGCGTAGTTGGCGAAGTCGGTTGTGGCGATGGTGATCCGCGATCCTGCGCCAGTAACCCATGCTTCGCCTGTCAGCCCTGCGTTGTTGCTGGCACCTTCTAGCGCGGTCGGCTGAGTCGGCCAGTTGGTCGTATTGCCGACTGAAATGTTGTTGTACCAGAACCCCTTGACTGTCGATGCTGCCGAGAACCCGTTCGTGCATTTCGTGACGAGGTTGTTCTGGAACACGATACCGGACTGCGAAGAACCAGCCGCTGCCCCAGTGGCCCACCCGTTGAAGACATTGTTTTCCGCCTTGGCGAACGCTGAGCGCAGATTAACGCCGGTCGCGAGCGTCCGAGTGCAATAGACGAACGAGTTTCGCAGTGTGCAGAGAACGTCCAGGTCGACGCCGTAGCCGACCGAGCCGCCCGATGTGTTCATGACCGTGATGCCGTCGATGGTGTCGCGGTATCGAGCCAGCTTGATCATGGCGGCACCACCAACACCAGCCGAAGCGAACAAAACGTACCCGGCGTCCAGCGAGAGGCTAAGAACAGCGCCTTCAGGGTGATTCCCGTTGTGCCAGGCCGCCGACCGAATGCCATTCACCTTGGAAACAATCAGATTCTGTGCACTCGGGATGGTGATCTGCAATTGAGCAGACACCGTTTCCGTGAATGCTTCGCCAAGCTCTGCAACCTCGATATCGAACTGCCCAGCCCCGGCGCGATTGGTGTTCCACGATCCAAGGCCTTCATAGACCCGCGTGCTGTCGTATCTAGAAAGATCTGCCCCGGTGAAGATCAGCGACGACTTGACGGTGTGCGTACCGCTGCCTGTGCCGGTGAAAGTAACCTGCCCTGTGTTGGCGATGGCCCCTGATGCCGATGTGTGCAGGGTGAATTTATTGACGTCTGCGCCCTGGCGAGCATAGTAGAGCGTGCTGGCTGACAGCCCCGTTGGCAGCGATCCGGTCGTTTCGAAGAACACCGCCGAGCCATTACGCAGGCCATGTGCCGTCAGATTGACGATATCACCGGCATCGGTGAACGTGACGGTCTTACCGTTCAGGCCACCGAAGCAGATCAGCGAATTGACGGTTGCCATGGATTACGCCACAGCAACGCGCTTCAGCATTTCCTCGCCGGCGGCCTGCTGCATCTGCATGCCGGCCTGTTGCTGCTGCTGGTTCTTTTGAGCCTTGGCGCGCTCGTCGCGCAGCTTCTGCACGCTCTCAGCGCTGCGCATCAGGCGTTGCGGGACGCCGAGGAAGTTGGAGCGCTCGCGGGCGGCCTCTTCGAAGTCGTACAGATCGAGGACCGTGGGGTCTGCCTGTGATTCCTGCATCAGCGTGGTTTCCATGCGATCCATGGCGGTGACGTCTTCCAGGCGCTGGGCCCTGGCCAGCGGGCCGAGATACTTCACGGTAAAGACGCGATCCTGCAGAGATTCTGGCGCCATGCCGAGGATGCCGGTGCGGTAGGCAATGCCGAAGCAGCGGGTGACCAGCGGCTGCAGGTATTCGGCTTGCAGTCGGCCATAGATCGGGCCAAGCAGCTGGCGGATCAGTTGCACGCGGACGTGCACCTCGGTCGCGGTCATCGCTGGGCCGTTCTGCGGCTGCAACTGGTCGGCCAGCAATGCCTTGCGGATCGCGGCCTGTAGCCTGTCTTCGGCGCTGAATACCACGTTGAAATCACCGGCCGGGGCCAGCGGCTTGATCGACTCGACCGAGTTGGCGACGATGACCTTGCGCGGCCCGATCTTCACGGCACGCGGGTTGAGCACGCCATCGTCCTCTGCCACGTACATGCCGGCGGCGGCCATGTCCAGGTTCATCAACTCCATCGCCTTGATGTCGTTGATGGTGCGGATCGAGCCAAGCGCCTGAGCCATCGGGCCGGT